TAGATGCCGATACTCAAGGTGGTGGAGATATAACAGACATATCTAGTTCAACAAGTTAATAAGGATATAGCATGGCTAAAAAGAAAAGCAAGGCTGATATAAAAGCTGAGATTAAGAAAATGGAAAATGAGAAGCGCGTAGAAGTGCCAGTAATAGCTGACAAAGTAGTTTCTTTTGATTCTTGGTATCATCAAAGAAGTACTAAAATCCCTAAGCAACATCTTAAGGAGATCATCAAGGCAGACTTTACATCTAGAGGACTAGATAAGGAAGCTACGATGGAAGAGTATGATAAAGCATTGAAACTATACGGCGTTAAACTTTAATTTTAAGTAAAACGACGTGTTATAATAATTAAGTAACATAACAAACAATTTTAGGAGACCTAACATGGCAATTAATGTATCTTTCAACGGAGCGACGATCTATAAGCCTGGAGCTTATTCAAAGATCAGTATCGATCTAAGTGGTGGTTTTCCACTAGGGCCAACTGGTCTAATAGCAATATTTGGCGAATCAACTAAGGGTAAACCTGGTAGTGCTGAAGCAGATATTTCACAAAACTTTTTTACTGCATCTGGAATCGCTGAGGCTAGAGCAAAATATGGAACAGGAGACATTGTAGATGCTCTTAATTTCTTATTCGCTCCTGCATCTGATGGAGCTATCCCCGGTGGAGCACAAGCTGTATATATCTATAAGACAAATGCGTCGGCTAGAGCAACCTTAACATTAGCTAATTCTTACGGAACAGTAAGATCATTAGAATATGGTATTGGTGGTAATACAATAACCTACACAGCAGCTGAAACTGTTGAAATTGCACCAGCTGTTGTTGGTACTGCTATGACACCTGGTGATGCTGATGTTGGTCTAACATTTGATGTTGCAATTGATGGTGTTGTTCAAACGGTTGTTATTGCCTCAGGTACTTATGCTGATGGAACAGCGGTTGCTGCTGCAACAACTGTAGTTGGTGCTGTGGTAAGTGCAGCTGGTGAGATAATCACTATCACTGTAGATGCTGATGCTACTGCAAATCAAAATGGTTATGGTAAATCAATAGAACTAATAGAAACTAATCCTGGTGATCTTGCTTTAATAAAGCATGTTGTTGGAATTACTAATTCATCTGTTGAATCTGCAATGACAGTTACAGTTAAACAAACAAGAGATCTTTTAGAAGAATCAGATACTGTTGGAGGGAACATTGTTCTTGAAGGTGGTTATGATGGTGTAGAAACTACAGCTGATCTTGAAATTACTTCAACTCAAGTTATTTTAACAGCTAATGCAACAGTTACTACTTTTAGCAAAAGTGCTTACGGTACTTTACTTCAATTAGTTAATGCTATGAACTTAACTGCTGATTGGACTTTTGCTCTATCAAGCACATTATATAATTCTTTATCACTTGATGTATTAGACGTTGTTAGTTCTGCTGGTGCAGTTTCTTCTGACGCTGCTACTATTAAGCCAGTTAGAATTAAGAAAGATGCTAACGAAGTTGCTGACTTCTTTGAAGCATCAAGTATCGCTGATATAGCTACTCAATCAAGTACAGGTTTGATGGAAGCTAAAACTGAATCACCACTTGCTGGTGGAGCTTTAGGCGCAACCGGTACAGCTGATGTTACAAACGCACTTGCTTCTTTTGAAGAAATAAGAGCTAACTCAGTAATACCTCTATTCTCTAGAGATGCTATCATCGGTTCTGATACTACTTCAGGAGATGTTGTTGATAATTTAACTGATACAGCCTCAGCTTATACAATCCTTGGTATTCATCAAGCAGTTAAGACTCACTGTGCATTAATGAGTACAACTAAAAATAGATCTGAAAGACAAGGTTATATCTCTTATAAGAATAGTTTTAGTGCTTCAAGAGATAGATCAGCACTTTTAGCCGATCAAAGATTACAAATATGTATTCAAGATATTAGACAAATTGATTCACAAGGAACAATTAAGTGGTTCCAACCATGGGCTCAAGCTTGTATGGTTGCTGGTGCAAGAGCTGGTTCTCCAGTAGGTACTCCACTAACGTTTAAGTTTTTCAATGCGACTGGTATTAGACAAACTGAGCAATCAATGTCTACTGCTGAAGAGGATATCATCGGAGATTTTAACCCATCAACGGACGTTCAAGCAGCGATCCAAAACGGGATTACATTCTTTGAAGCTCCTCAATCAGGTGGAATTAGAATGGTTGTTGATAATACAACTTATCAAAAAGATGCAAACTGGGTATACAATAGAGGTAACGTTATGTACGCTGCTGATGTTCTTGCGTTTGACTTCAGGAATCAATTGGAGAATATCTTCGTTGGTCAGAAGAATACAATCAAAGCAAGTGAAGTTAAATCAGTTGCAGCATCTATTTTAGATACATTCCTTGCTCAAGGTATTACTGTAGCAACAGATGAAGCACCTAACGGATACAAACAATTAGATGTTAGTGTTAACGGTAATGTTATAACTATCAATGCGATTGTGGTATTAGTAGAAGGTATCGACTTTATCTTAAACGATATTACAGTTACAAGAGTTCAATCGGACGCTTAATTTTAAGTATAATATAAAGGTCGAGCTTATGCTTGACCTTTTTATATAACAAGGAAATCAATGAACAATTTAGATGAATTAGATAGTAAAATAGTAGAGCTTAAAAAGACTCGTGATGAGTTAATTGAAAGCTTAAATAAGAATGACGACGAAAAAGAAATCGAAGAGAAACTCGACGAGCATAATGAAAAGAAGCACGGCGAAGATAAAGATGAAGATTCTGCTATGAAAGCAGAAGATGGTGCTACAGCAGGAACTAAATATGCTGAGGGTAAGATTAAATCTTGGTATGGAGAAAAATCTACTGCATCTGACAAACCTAGACAAGATAAGTGGTCACAAAATAAAGTAAAAGATCTTTCTGCTGAAAAAGTTAAACTTAAACAAGAAGCAAAAGATATCAAGAAAGGTTGTAATGAGCTTATCAAATTTGATAATAATCAACAATGGTCTTTAAACGACTAATCACTCTTAAATAATTAAAACATGTTACACTACAATAAGGCCATGCATTGCATGGCTTTTTACTTCTTTTTACTTAACTAAAACAGTGATAAGATATATGAATAGGGCACATAAGTGTTCCTAAACAAATTCAAGGTATGCGGACCCGAACCGCAAGGAGAACAACATGGCAGGTAAATCGCCCTCATTTATTACTGGTGCTACAGCTAAGATCAAGATAGGTAACTTGACAATGGCTTATGCTCAAGACGTGTCGTACAATACGACAATAACTACTATCCCTATTGAAACTATGGGTCGCTATGAGGTTGTATCTAATGAACCTGTAGCTTATTTTGTAGATGGTACTTTAAGTATTATCAGATATACAAAAGAAGCTTCACAGATGAATGGTACAGCACAAAATGGTAACTCTGTAGAACAAATGATTAACACATCAGGATCTGGTGGAACAGCAGGTGACTCTTTTGATCCAGCTAGAATCATTGCTTCAGAATCATTTGATTTAGAAGTATTTCAAAAGTTAGCTAGTGCAGGTACTGAATCTGTAGGTAAACTTAGAGATTGTAGGTTTACTAGAAAAGGTGGATCAATCAACAAAAGAGGTGTCTTAGTTGAGCAATTCGCATTTAACGCTATCCTTATGGATAACGACTCAGCTGTTGCAGTTGGGAACTCAGGTGACAACGACCTTCAACCATAATATTTCAATTAGCCTAGCTTCGGCTAGGCTTCTTATATAGGAGTCTTCTATGGCTGGTATGAAGCCATTCTTCTTAACAGGATCAAATGCAAAGATAAGAGTTAATGGTGTGACTTTAGCATACTGTAGTAATATCTCATATTCTGTTCAAGTTGCACATGCTACTACTACTTTATTAGGAATGTATGAGGCTTCTTCAGTAGAACCTCTAAGTTATAAGGTTACTGGTTCTTTTAGTATAGTTAGATATGTAGCTGACATTAAAGATGATGTAGGTGGAACTTCTCCTCAAGGAACAGCTTCTCAAGGTAATGGTATAGGTGGATGGGGAATAGACCCTGGAAACTTAGCAGCAGGATTTGATATTAAGAAAGGTGCAGATGGTAGAGCATATGAAAACTTGAACCCTGCTAAA